CTTCGTAACGCTGTCAAAGATCGACTAGCGATCCGTTCTGATGGTTCGGGCAACAGCCTTGACGGGCTTATCACTAACGCCTATGTGAACACTTCTATTGATGACGCGCTTAATCGTGTCAGCATGGAGCGCGACTGGTGGTGGCTTGCCACAACCGCTTCACTATCGTTTGATACGACCGACGGTGACGCTGCTTTGCCCGCCGATTTTATGCGAGCTAACAAACTGGTTATCAACGGCAACCCGGTCGAGCCACTACCGCTAGACACATTCCTAGACCCCAACGCCGATATGAACGCTTACGGTTGGTTGGTTTACGGCAACGCTGTCAAGATCACGCCAATTCCAACCACGACAACTACAGGAACGCTGTACTACTTCCGTAGCGAACCAGCCCTTTCGACACAAGCATCTCCCGATACCAAGTCACCGCTAATGCCCGTCGTCTACCACAAGTGCATTGTCGCTTACGCTAGCCACCTTTGTTCGGCCCGTCGCCAAGACGAGCAACGAGCAGCGTTATATCTCCAGGAGTACGGCAATTTCTTGAAGTCAATGAACGACGACAACCGTGCCACGATCCAGCGTCGTATTAAGTTCTCACGGGCGATGTCAGACGCAGCCTGGAGTTAAGGCATGGGATCATTCCAAATCTCTTATGACGACTTCTCAGGTGGTCAGTACATGGGCAACAAATCCACCAATTTGCCTAAAAACACTTGGCATGGCAATGGTGTCATATCGACACCTAATGGAAAGCTAGTACCTACTGGTAGCTCGTTAGCAGCAAGCAGGACTTATGCATCAGGAGCAACCGGGACAATTTTCGACCATTGGGTTGTTGGTGGAGATTCGTATGTATTTTTTCAATCTGTTAAATCAGGAACTTTCCCAGCCCTTGTAAAAACTACTGGTGTCAACAATGGTTCAACATTCCCAATTACAACTTCTTCTACGGCTTTAACCGGGCCTCTCGCTGGCAAAGTTGCTTACTACCCAGCAACCTCGTTGTTTTATTACATCAGCACAACAGGAACAATTTATTCTGTTTCTACAACAGGAACAGAATCGTCTGTTTCGGCAGCTTTAGCGGGTCTTGGATTAACAGACATCGCTAGTTATGGATATCGACTTGTTTCCTGGGGCGGTACAAATGCCACAGCAAAGAAACGCCTTTATTACTCAGACACAACCCTCGCGACTTGGTCAACCGCCAACTACTACGAATTCAGCGGAACAATCCTAAATGTGTTACCACGAACAAACGACTTGTTAGTTGTTTGTGACACCGGGGTCTTCAGCCTCGTCGGCGTACTTGGCTCATCAGTAACAAACCAACTGATCGTCCCGCAAGAAAATGTTACCGAAGGCATGAAAGACGCAACCATTGTCGGTCGCAATATGCATTTCTTAGACCAGCTTTCAAATGGTTCAATAGACGGTCGCATCTATCGTTTGGTTGGTTCAACCGTCCAAGCAACAGACACGCTAGACAATGACGACGTGTTGGCCCAAACTGGACTTGAACAAGCACGAATCATGGCCGTTAACGATGGTCGCCTTGTAGTAATGATGCGTTCTGACATTTGTTATGCGGAAACATCAAAAGGTCAATGGGGAAGACACACTATTGGTACTGGTTACACCATTAATCCAAATGCCACCAAACAACAACAGGTAGGTCGACCAGGCCCAAATTCGCTTAACGAATTCTTTATGGTTGCCTCATATTCGGCTACTTCAGCCACGCTTTATATTGAACGATTTATTCATAACACTATTACCCCAACTCCAACAAATGCTGAAATTACAATTTTAGGTGGTGGTACTGGCGCAAGTTACCCAACAGGAACCGTGACATTGCCCGAATACTGGCATTCAAAACCTTTCACCGTCAAAGAAATGTTCATCGAATACAGCATCGCCAACGACACTTCATGCACCCCAAGTATTTATGCACAAATTATTCCTACAGGAAACGTGGATGTTCTAGTAACAAACATTTCAAATTTGGTGGCAACTTCAGAACCAAACATTGCTCAAGCGAATACCGAACCTAACACCAACGTGTTTGAACGCTTCCGACCCAACAATGCCAGCAAAGGCTTTGGTGCTAAGGCGTATCTAAGTTTTAGTGCCGTCACTATCAAGCGTGTGATCCTGAACTGCGAAGACTGATGCCGTTCCAGTACACCTTCCGATCTGACGACATTGAGTCGCTTGACGCAGATGCCCGTGACCTTTTAGAGAACCGTGACCGGGAACTAGAGTTGTACTCGACGACGATTGACACGTCGTTTCTAAACCTGAACGCCAGCAACCTCACATCGGGTACTGTGCCGTCAGCTCGTATGACTGGCGCATACACCGGGATCACGGGTCTTGGGGCTTTGACTTCATTAACCATTGATGGTGCTAGTTCTCCTGCCATAACTCTTGGCGACTGGTCGGGTGCGTCTAGCAACTCCGCTATTGAATCAAATAGTGGTCATTTAATTCTTGGGTTTGGTACTGGTGGTGCTGTTTATCTTCGTACAATTAACACAAACCCCGTTTATATTGGGGCTAACAGTAGTAACACCCTTCAAGTTGGTAATGGTACAGCAACAGTCGTAGGCACAATGAACGCCACCACTTTCAGCGGGTCGGGTGCATCATTAACATCTTTACCCGCGGCTCAGTTAACAGGCTTCGTCAATTCGGCTCGACTGAGCGGTTCGTATTCGGGTATCACAGGTGTTGGCACTTTGAGTTCGTTGACTGTTACTGGCGGGGTTATTACTACTAGCCTTGCGCCAACATCAGACGGTGTCTTAATATATGGAAATGGTACTGGCTCATCTAGTCGTAGAGTTAGTATTTACCCAGCGTCATTGACAGCATCCCGTGATTTTATTTTGCCTAATGTGACAGGCACGGCAATTACGACAGGCAACTTGTCGAGCATTACAGCGGTTGGTACTCTTGCGTCGGGATCTATTCCAGCGTCGTTGTTGACAGGCGTAGGTGCTGGCATAGGTTGCGATCTTGTCAAAACACAAGCAATTGGTGCAGGTGTTTCGTCAGTAGTTGTTACAGGCGCATTTTCTTCTACTTATGATATGTATAGAATTTTTATACAAACCGACTCAATTGCGGCTGGTGGCCCATACATGACCTTACAGATGGGATCAACGACCACAGGATATTATTGGGGCGCAGCAACCGTTATCTATTCATCAGCTGCTGCCTCAAATATCAACAATAATAATACTTCGTCTTGGAATCGTCTTGGACCGGGTACAACAGGCGGCATGACAGGTGTTTACGATTTGCTAAACCCGTTCAAATCTGAAGTAACTGTAATTTCAGGAAGTTACGCCGACCCAAGCACAGCAGGCTCGGCTGGTTATGGTTCAGGGTTCTTAAATAACACCACAAGTTATACAGGCTTTACTATTGGTCTTACATCGTCAACAATGACAGGCGGGTCTATCCGCATTTACGGATTCAAGTGATTCAAATGACAAAACCAAACATTCAAATTAACGATGAAGTGCGTGAGATGACCGACGAGGAATACGCCGAGTTAATCGCTTCAGGTTGGACTATTGAAATCAATGAAGAAGAAAAATTAACTGCTTATATGCGCGATCAAAGAAATCTTCTGTTAAAAGAATCTGATTGGACACAAGTAGCCGACTCCCCCGTAGACAAACAAGCATGGGCTGAATACCGTCAACAACTACGGGATTACCCAAATACCTGGACACCATCGGATAAGGTGAAATTTCCAGCCACCCCCGAAGAATGGAAAGTGGAGACAGTATGAACCAGGAATTAGACGCAAACAAAGTCGTAGAGTCACTACTACGCCAAATACTTGACTATGCTCAAAAAATAGCGGTACTAGAATCCCGCCTCAACAGCACACCAGGAGAACCCAATGTCGAAACCGAGCCTGCTGAATGAAATAGCGGTCATCAACAACGCTAGATACGTCCCGGTGTGCGGATACCAAACCCTGTTAGACAGCCTAGACAAACCTGACAAGGTTGACCTAGAAACCGCCATGTCCGACCAAAGTATCCAATGTTCCGCAATTGAGCGAGCGTTACGCCAACGAGGACACGGCATCACAGCGACGACACTACGCCGTCACCGACGAGGGGACTGTTGTTGTGGCAGGACTAGCTGAAGACATCACCCGCATTGGGGAAACCAAACGACTGTCGCTGGGTCGCATCGCAGACCTACTCGACCGCAACGGCATCGACCTAGACGAAGTTGGCAAGATTCAGCGCGTCTCGCTGTACCAGTCGCTCACCAAGAACGACGAAGGCGAAGCCGAACTCCACGACCTGACAGCAATCCAGTTCTCACCCAAATGGGCAGAAGGCCCCGAATGGCCAGTTATCCAGCCAGGGCCAGTAGTCAAACTCCCAGCCCGCAAACCCGCCAAAACTCTCTCAGGGTGGCGTAATTGTGCCATCCTTCCCGATATGCAGATCGGCTACTACAGAGGCGTAGACGGGCAACTACAACCCACACACGACGAGCAGGCGATCAAGGTCGCATTAGACATCGTCAAAGATGCCAACCCAACACTCGTCGTCCTAGTTGGGGACAACCTAGACCTGCCCGAAATGTCCAAATACCGTCTGACCGCCCCATACCAGCAGACCACCCAAGCCACCATCAACCGTGCCACCCTGCTCGGCTTTGAACTTCGTGAAGCAGCACCCGACGCACGGATCGTATGGCTCGCAGGCAACCACGAAGAACGACTCCCCCGGTACTTGATTGACAACGCGAGCGCAGCGTTTGGTCTTCGACGAGGATCATCCCCCGAATCATGGCCAGTCATGTCAGTCCCGTTCCTATGCCGACTAGACGAATCCAACGTGGAGTATCTACCTGGCTACCCT